TTCGATACGGACTGCAAGGCGATTCTTATACGTCTCGTTGTCCTGTACAATATTTTGATTGTACCACACCAACATCTTTTTGATACTAGGAAAGCTATCACGGGCCGCATCACGCTTTACAGGGTCTGCCATATCAGCAAGATTGACGTGCTCTGCGATTTCAGCAGATACCTTGTCGCGTACCATTTCCATGATACCGTTGTTTAGATACTTCTGGAAAACCGCATCACTTATCCTGTTCTCATTATCGCTGTCTGCCATGTCGTTGTCAAGCGAATCTTTCTGATGATAGATATTTGCATCATCAGGAGAAAACGCGCCGTTATTATCCGTCGCGGATTTGATCTGATTCGGCTCGAACGCAATAAACTCCTCATCCGAATTATTGACTCCATCAAATCCAGCCGTAATCAAATCCTCTCGTGCCTTGACTCCTGCGCCGTTCTTCCCCTTATGACGATTCAGAGCCTTGTAGCACTGCCTCTCATTAGCAGGCTTACGGATGTTAAGGAAGAACGCACGAACATTCGCTCCATACCCCTTTGAATCAAGTTCCCACGGGGAAAAGAACATCCCTTGAATGTCCATGTTTGCGCGCCCTTTGGTCTTGTCAAAAACATTAAAGTCTGCATCGCTTCCATGATACACAACAAGCGGCTCACCATTCTCATCAATGACCTTCGACGCATTTGTGGGATCATTCTCCCAATCCCCGAACCACGCCTTGAACGCAGGCGTACGGACGGTGAGCCACTGATCCTCTGTAAGATTCGTCTCTTCGCCGTTCGGGGCTTTCATCCACTGCGCCGTTCCTTCGTACTGCTTGCGCACAGCGTCTTTCTGTTCAGAAGGTACATTGGTCGATTGTGCGTACACACTCCCAGCCACTACATCCATCTGCATCATACGTTCCTTGATATTCTCAAGCGTATGGATATAGCCGTTCAGTTCGTCCAGCTGCGCCCTTGCCTCCTGCATCGCGTCGACATCTTCCTGCGAGGATGGCATCCACCCTTCCACCTGCGGGGCAGAGGAATCGCCGACGGTGAGCAGATAGGCAAGATCGATGAGTTCGTCCTTGCGCGGCGGCCGTCCGTGTTCTTTGTAAAAGTCCCGATACCATTGCTCATTATTGGACACACGGATGCCGCGCGCGTCGTCGTCAATCGGGACGATGTCAACGCCGTTGCCCATGCCACGTCCGAGCGCATCCAAAGCAGGACGAAGAAGGGCATCGCGCTCTGCGACAAATTCTTTATAGAGTTTGCGCCATCCCTTCGCAGGACTTACGGCATCCTGCAAGGTCGCCGCGACCGCCATCTCGCGTTCATCCTCCTCGGGGAAATGCGCGTCAATGAAGGCTTTGACGATCTCCGCCTTTTTCTTTGCCGTCTCTTTCTGCACACTATCCACACGCGCATCCACGCTGAGATGTTCACGTATATAATCTGCGGCGGTATACGGTTCTCCCGTCACTTCACTATAAATTGCCGCCATACGGTCTGCATAACGTGCCGCAAGGAGTGCAGATGCACGCGCGGCCGTACGGGCTTTCTTGCTCTTTGCCTTGCCGAGCTGACCTGCAAGCTCATGATAGATGCCTCTTGCCTCAGGTGACAGTTCCGCCGTTGCGACAACATCCCCGGGTTGGAGGCTTTTTATTGTACCTGCGACGGCTTCGAGTGCTTCTTTCTGTGCGTTGATCTTGTCGATCTCGGGCTGGATATGGGCAAGATGCTCCGCCGATTCCGCACTGCCGTCATTCTGTAGCGTCCCCATCACTTCTGCGAGATCGGCATCCAGACGATTCATGCGCCGACGGATTTCTGCACCGGGGTGATCTACGTCCGCAAGAAGAATATCCCGTGCAAGGGCGCGGTGCTCATGCTCTGCAAACGCGCTTTCAACATAGCGGTCAACCGAATCACCGACTTCCACCTCTGTCTTTTCGCGAAATGCGCCCAGAATCTCCTTGACGATCTTCGCCTCGTGCTGCACCTGCTTATCCGTATAGAGATCAGAGGACTTCGTGATATTCTGAAAGAGTGCCTTGCGTTTGCCTTCGTCCAGATTCGTGGTCATCTGTTGGAGCGTCGATGTCTTGACGGGTAGCATCCCCGTCCCGTCCGCGCACGCCTGCAGCTCCTCCGCACTGATATTATTTGCGGCGGCGATCTCCTGCACAAGCTCCGCGCCGCTCTCCTCCTGATTGAGTGAGACGATATCCACCGAGGTGGTCTCCATGCCATAGCGGCGGTTCTGAGCGTCCAGCATCTCATTCACGAGATCGGGGGCTTTGCCTTGGAGTTCCTGCACGTTCTTCAGGTTATCCCCGACTGCCTCAACCGTGTTTATGAGATTCTGATTTTCATTGACGCTCCGATAGAGGCGGTCTTTGATCAGATTCTCCATATGAGCGCGTGCCCCGAGCATTGTATTCGTATGTGCGCCAACATGACCGCCGAAACCGATGAGACCGAAGCCCATGATCGATGGAGCGGCTTCAATTGCCGCTGCAGTGGATTTTTGGAGGATTTTACTGACGGAGGAAATCTCTGCGTCGTCGCCCTTGAGTGTCATCTGCGCCATGTTCTCGATGACCATATCCGAGACCTGCTGGGCAAACTCCTCCCGCAGCTCCGTATTAAACGTAATTGCGCCCGCTTTTGCCGCGCCAAGAATCCGCTCTTTGATGAGCGCACGCGCCGCCTCGTTTGCAGTTGCCCCTTCTGCGGCCAGTGCCAAATCTTTTGCTCCTGCACCTGCATAGAGGTCGTGCAGGCTCTTTGCCTCACCCCGCCCAAAAATCGTGCGGGCGATCTTCTCTAGGGCAATCTGTTCAATCACGCCCTCGGCAAGCCCCTGTGTCGCCGACAGTGCCGCCGCCTGTGTCGGCGTATACATCGCGCGTCCCTTCGCGTCAAGCTTATTTAGATTCTCCTCATATTGACTGCCGCCGATCTCAAGCCCCATAACGGCAATAGCGGCAGCTCTTCCGACATTTGCTGCCATACCAGGGTTCTTTGTCACGGCAAGAGTGATGCCTCCTGCAATAGCTCCAACCCCCTGTGTAGATGCAATCATCGGGATATTCTCTGCAGCACCGCCGATCATCGCACCGACCGCCTGACCAACACCGCTGTAGGAGTATACGGGCAGCTCTTCTTTCTGCTTGTCGAGATACGCAACCCATTCGCGTTCCGCATCGGTGAGCTTGCGGCGGTCAATCATTGCATTTGCATAGGTGAGCTGTTTGCGAAGGTTATACCAACCGCGCTCCGCGCCCGCTGCAACACTTCCAGCAAACCGCATAAATTCGTTGCTGTACGCATCATTGACTGTTTGCAAGCCCTCGGCATTGTGAAGCATCATGACGGCCTCGTTCGTGCCGTGCTTTTCGACAATCTCTTTGAGATAAGGCATCGCTTCATAGACACGCCGCATATTGAGGTCGCCGTTCGCGTCGAGCATACCGGGCACCTTCTTGAGTTTTTCCGTGCGCTGGACAATCTTCATGACCTTTTCCCACACCTCGGGGTCATTGGCAATCGTCTCCGCTCGAATTCCCGTGAGGTCGTGCGCTTTCTTGATCTGCTCACGCTTCTCGTCGTCGCCGTAGAAGAAGTCCGCATAGAGTTTGGACGCTTGAAAGTCCTCGGGCATAGCCTCTTTGAGCCAGTCCTTCACACTGACGGATTCGGAAACGGGCGGATCAATAACATCCCTGTAAGAATCTTCAAATTTGACAGGGTTCGTACTGCCCTCATAGAAACTATCCCGCAGTTTGGTATAAATAGAATCTGCAACGCTTGAGAGCGACCATTCCTCCGGCGGCTCATAGGACTTTGTCATCATCAAGTCCATCACGTCGCTGCTCATGATCGGATTGCCCGCGTCATCACGCCTGCCCGTGTCATAGGTCGTGTAGGCACTTGTCGGGGCATAGTTCGGGATATCGTTCAGCTCGTCGCTGGCATTTTCATTGAGAGGCTTAATTTTCAGACCAACATCTCCTGTTGCAATGTTACGCCTCCAACGATTTTCGATTGCTTCTCTTTCCTGTGCGTCCATAATTACCTCCGTTATTACCGTACCCCTACAATTTCTTTGCCGGTCTTGCCATCCCGTATTCCATTTACAAGCTCGTCCGCCTTAATTCGATACGCGCCGCGTCCGTGAATCAATGTGACAATGTAATCACCATTGTCTGCTTCTACAACGCTTGCAATGCCACGATCATAAAGCTGTGCTTCGTTGGTATCAATCTTGTTCCCGCCAAAACCGAAGAATCCGCCGCTCCCCGAAATTGTCATCGGTATAATCTCGTCGGCCATCTTGTCAATCATCCACTGCTGCGGCGGCTTTTCTCCGTCATGCTCTTTTTGATACTCACGCATGAGATAGGCGGTTGATCCCTGTGCCGCAGCAAAGTTTGCATTAAACATTCCTGTTTCAGTGCCGCCGAGCCGCGCCTTGACTGCCTGTTTAATACTTGCCCAGTCATACCCGAACACACCTTCCCCATTTTTATAGTCATCGATTATCTTGCGTGCTTCTTCTCTGGTCTTTGCATCCAGATGTGGGTTGGCAAGAACCGCGTCATAGGCTTTATTAACAGTTAGTTTACCTGTTTGTAGTTCATTCATAAGGTTGAACTTGAACTCCGGCCCCGATATTTTAAGCGCGGCCGCTTCTGCTGCTGCGCGTCGATTCGCCTCCGCTTCTGCCCGTGCTTGATCTGCCAGTCCCGCTTTCATGGCACTGTTCAAGAGTTTTACAGAGATGCGTGGGTTATCCCCCGCAATGCTTGTGACGACTGCCTGATATTCCGCAATCGAATGATACTGTCCGTCGTTTTGGAGCTGCATAAGTGCCCTCTGTCCCTGTTCAAACAGGCGATCGTCCTCACGATTACGCACCGCAAGCTGTTGCTCCTTTGCCGCCCAAATCTTATTAACGCCCTCCTCGATCTCCATCTCTGTCGGCGGCGTCTCCATCACGCCGCGCCCGAATCCGACAACTTCATAGGTATTCAAATCAATCTCGGCGACACCGTGATTGCCCGCCTGCCTTACCTTTCCCGTTTTACCGTTATAGATACCAACGTGAGCAATGCCGTATTGCCCTTCCTCGCCGCCCGTCCCCGTCCAGAACACTAGGTCACCAGAACGTAATTGACTCGGGTCGCTGAACGCTCTCCCCATTTCCTTTAATTCAACATATTGGTCGTCCGCACAACGGCTGGAAAGGTACAGTCCATAGAGCGCAGCAGCTTGCAGAACCCACGATCCACAATCGTATTTCCCATTCGCTCCATTGAGGGGTGCACCGAGCTGATATTCAGCACCTTCTGTATTTTTATAAAAGGCATCGAAAGCATCCAAACTCGGCGCATTTCCATGATGATTCTTGATATACCACTCCCGATACTGCTCCCGCGTCGCCTCAAGCCCGAGTTCCCCGATGGCCGCCTGTGCCTCATCAAACTCCATCTCCTGCTGTGCGTGTTTACGTACCGCACCGAGCGCAGCCGTCCGCTGATTGGGCTCTAAATACTTCCCGTACTTGTTGCAGATTTCATCCATGCGCTTAAAGTCCGCTGTCTGCATCGCAAGGGACATCGCTTGTCCGACTGCCTGTCTGCGGAATACCTCTTGTTGTTCTTTTACCTTCTCTTGCCCATAGCCGCCCCATCTTCCTTCAATCAGCGCATCCGAGCGGTTAAACGCCATATCGATAGCCGCATCATTGCCGCCGTATTCAAGCACGTTGTCAAGGCAAACATCCACAGCATTCTTGTACTGCGTGTTCTTGTACACCTCAAGCTGCTCCTGTTGATACCGCATGACATTCGTGCGACGCGTCACGTTGTCGCGTTCGGTAAACTCACTGAATGCCCGTGCCCCCGCACCATAGCGCAGAACGCCCTTATACTTGGCAAATACGGCATCCATCGTCTTTTTTTGGAGCTTGTCATAGTCCTCGGTGATGTTCAGCGCACCTTCTTCTTTTTTCTGCATGAGCTCAAACGTGCCCTCACTCATGAGCTTGTTATACATATTGTTCGCTGCGAGTGCCTGTGTCTGCTCCACCTGATCTTTCAGAGCCACTGCCCCCTTGGCAATGACAACACCCGTCTCCCCCTGCGCCTGTGCCAGTGCCTGTGCGCCGGGGTTGCTGTACTGTACGCGTGCGATCTGCGCTGCGGGTGCGCCGATCCCCTCTTTGTTCTGAAACGGTGAAAAATCCATAAAGCAGACCTCCTCTTATTTCAACTCAAAAAACGAACTCTGACGCGGCATACCATACCCACGTGCCGTGTAGCTCCCTATGTGACGGCCGAAGCTCGTTCCCTTGCCGCCCCATCCGTGGAATCCCGTGCTCCAATCCATATCGCCGAACGGCTTGCCTTGCAATGTGGTTTGTGTCCCTGCTGTCTCGGCGGTCTTTTGTGATGCAAAACTCTTTCCCGTATAGAGATTGGTTGCAAGCGAGAACGCACCCGTGAGCATACTGTTCATCATGGCACGCCGCCCCGCCGCACGATAGTCACTCGCATTCGCCCGATGAAACGCGGATTGATTCTGAAAGTCCGTCGCCTGTTGGAACATATCGTCAACACGCTGCCGCCCGTTATAGAGGTTCATGCCCGTTTGCTCATTGATTGCATAGCCCGTATCTGCAAGAGCCGCCGCCGCGCTGCCCGAGGCGGTGATGCCGCTCGCCCCGATGGCCGCACGCTGCTGTCCCATCCGCAGGAGTGCACGCCGCCGCTCGTTTTCGGCATTGATCTTGTTGTTTTCCGACTGCCTCTCTGCCGTCTCCTGCGCCTTGTCCGCATTCATCTGTGCGATCTGTGCATTCTGCTCCGCCTGACGTGCCGCCGCCTGTGCCTGTGCCTGCTGCGCCCGCCCCTGCATCCACGAGGCAAAGAGCGTTCCCACTACCATTGCCGCTACACCCATAGCTGCTCACTCCAATTCTTTGAAAAACTCAAACAGATGATAGGGAAGCCCATACAATCCCATCGGCTGTGGCTCATGAACGACCGCCCCGAGCCATTTGAGCCACGCAATCGTCGCGTCATTGCCCTGGTCGACGTAGTTATAGAGGTACTCCCAGTCATGCAAAAACGCGCGGATTCCTTCGCGCGTTTTCTTTCCCGTATAGATTTTATGCTTTGCTGTCTCCGCTGTCGCAAGCATCCAGATAATACCGTGCCGCAGGAACGGATTTGTCTCGATAACACCAAAAGCCGAAATGATAACATCGTCGCAGTAACAGGCATAGGCCGCTTTGCTGTTACGCCAACAACGCATCACCTCCGCTTCGACGTTCGGCCCCGTCATGCCGACGAGCTCGCGGCGATCCTCTCCGCGCAGATGTGCGGCAAGATAGGAGAGATCATCATCGGTTGGGGTGTGGTAGGTAAATTCAGCCACCTGCTTCCACCTCCGGCACAATGGATAGGATCGTCAGTGGGAGCGGATCCGTCTGCTTGATCGTGAGATAGACGGTATCCTCGTAACTTGCACTCGGAATGACGACGTGACGTTTGCCGCTGCAGAGCTCAATCGGATTGTCATAGTTTTCCGTCGAACGCCACTTGATCTCATCCAGCCGCTTTTCATTCACACCGTAGAAGCCCCCGCGTGTGTCACGAAAGAGGATCGTCATACGTGATACGCGCTTCTTGCGTCCCATATACGAGCCATCCTGCACACTGAACTCAATCGGCATGGTCTGAACAACACTATCAAACGGCAGTCCGACAATGATTTTACGGAATGCTTTCGGCAAGCGCAGCACCCCGCTCGCATCGATACGCAGCCCCGGCAGAACATGCCCATCGACAAGTGCAGAAACCTCTTTGCCGGCGAGCCATGTAAGCCCCTTGACCTCCATCTTCGGATTCCCGTCATAGCGGAATCCCGCATCGACATAAAACTGATCCTCGGGCGCGGTATTGCGTATCTGAGAAGACATCTGCTCGACATAATACGTACCGTCCCGCTCTACAATCGCCCAAAGTTCTTCTTCACGCTCGCCCGAGATCGTGCATACGTCCGTGAACTTTCCCGCCGTCGTGTGCTTATGCCACGCGTAAACGTCCTGTTCCTTGATGTAAGTCATGCCAAGCAGTATGCCATCCTCCCGCACGCACCAGACAATCGTGTTCGGTGTCTGCTGATAGGCAAGTGCAACAATCGTATGTCCCTCGAAAAGATGTGCGGCAAGGAGTGATACATCGTCACCCGTATATTTATCCACGTCATAGCTATAGGTGAGGTCACGAATCACGCTGCCTTGATGCTGCACATAGACGATGCGTCCGCCGATAACAACAGGCGTTAGATTGTTGATGCCGCGATACTCCTGCGGCTCTGCCTTCTGATTCGTTGGGGTGAATGCCTCGTTGCCGCCGCCAACCTTATACTCGCCACCGGAGGTGAGCATGAGCATTTCGCCGAACGAAATGATGGCGCGAATGCCGTTCATCTGACCGCCCGAGAGCGTGCCCGTGACTGCATCGCTGTCCTGCTGCGGGGTATTGACCCAGAAATTGTAATAGTCTCCCGACTGCGAAGCCCAGTAGGTCTGTGGTTTTGACCTGCTTCCCGCAAAGACAAGGCGGTCTTCAAAGAAGCTCACCGCTTGCGGGTATCCCTTCTTTGCACTCCACGCCGAGAGGGAAAAGTCATTTGTCGCCTCCGTATCCGCAAGCGCACGCATGATCGTTGCTGTTGCGCTTGTTTTCGATGAAACGCCCGTGATACGTGCAACACCGTAGTAATCCTGCGCGAATGTCTGAATGGTTACATAGCCACGCTGCCGCTCGTTCTCATTTGCCCATACAGAGGTGTCAAATTCGTTGCTGCGCACACGATATTCGGCAATATCATCGCCCTTGTTCGTATAGTTCAGCGTATAGTTCTGCGTGCGATTCGCGTGTTGTTCTTGGAGTGCGATCCACTTGCCCGTCGACTTGTCATGCTTTTCCACAATAAAACTGCCATTCCAGAATCCGAAGGACTCCACATAGATCGTTCCGCCCGGCACGCAGCGCACGACAAGCGGTGCCGCTTTGGGATTGCCTGATTGGAGTTGTCCGCTCATCGTGTGCCCGAGACGGAGGAGACTGCCCACCATATCCGCCGTAAAGTAATTGCCACTCGCCATAAGCGTTGCCGTCCCCACCGTTGCGGAAGCACTGATTCTAAGCCCCTCCTGCGTGTTGGCATCCTCAAACGGCCCGCCCGTGAGATCCATGCGCTCGAGCTTCCAATCCGTTACCCCATAGCGCGTGAGTGTCATCGGCGGATGATTGACGTGTACGAGAAAGAGCACGTCCGCCGACTGCGTATACTTGATATCGGGCAGGTCATCCTCAGCGTATTCGGTTGGAATCGTCAGCGGCTTTCCGTTCTGCACGACAATTCCGCCCCGCGTAAAAACCCGCACGTATCCTGCCGTGAACTCAAGCACATAACTCTGCTCCGTCGAATACTGAAACGGAATCAGACGTGCTCTCTTACCCTCCTGTGTCTTTGCCACATGACGAAAGCCAGGGCGGCGTGTCGCGCCGCCATAGCGCAGAACGATCATGTTTTTCAAGGTCGACGCGCCTACGTCATATTTCTGTAAATCCGTGCGTCCGTAGAGCGCAGGGGTAAGCTCCCCACCTGCAAAACTCGGCTTCAAGGGATACATTTGACCGCCTGCCATCAGATGTCACCTCCGAAACGCGCCGCAATGAGCGAATATGGTTCTTTCTCCTCCGCGTTCTGCTCATCCTCATTATTCGCCACAGCATCCAAAAATAGCGTAGTATACTGCTCCTCGCAGTAACCGGGCATCTGTGCATTGCCCGTGAGCCGGAACGCAATCGCCCCCGCAAGTTTCCAACTGAGCGCCTCGATAAATTGCTCATCAAAAAGCCCCGTGTCCTCGATGTCCGCCGTATACTCCGCCGAGACGTTCGACACGTTCGTATAGATGACGCGTCCCGCCGTGTCGCTGACAATCTGATACCCCGTATACGCAGGGATGTTGTCGAAACGGGCATTATAGAGCTTACGCAGAGCAAGGCATGACGAGGGGTAGCGATAGGCGTAGGAAAAGCCCTGTGGCTTCTCTGTGAGCTCTGCAAGCTGCACACGGCGTGTCGCCCACGTCCACGGATATTTGCGCAGCACAACGCGACGGCAGTGGTCATAGAACTGACTGCACGCACGCGCAGGTTCGCTTGCCTCTGTGAGCACCTCGATATTCTCAATGCCAATGCGCGAAAGTGCCATATTACAGACATCAACCTTATCCATTGGGTTCACCTCCCAAAAGAGAACGGGGCTGACGCATGACAAGACACATCAGCCCCACTCCTTATTTCCTCCGCCCTCTCTTTCCCGTCGTCGGTACATCTGTTACGGGTATTTCCTCCTTATGCGGCGTATTCGGTGTAGGCAGTGTTTCATCCACAGGAGAGGTATTCATTGCCTTGTACTCCTCATACGTCATATGAGACGCACCCTGCACAGGCTGCGCAGTCTCTTCCAGTGCATCAAAATACGGAGGTGTTTCCACCTCCGCAGGAAGATCAACGACCTCGCCCTTCTCGTACAATCGGTTACGGAACTGGCAGGTCGTATTGACACGGTACCGCATCAGAGATTCACCGCCGTTCCCGTGCTCATGTACGCGGTGAGCTTACCGCCTGTCGGGTTCGTTCCCGCAATCACGAGACGTACATAGCGGTTGCCCGCACGAATCGGCGCGTAGAACTGTGCAAGCGTCGCCGCCTTCTTCGTCTGGTTGACCGAAGACGGAACGGTCACACTCATCTCTGTCACGGGCGCGGCAAATGCCTCTGTCGCCGAGGACTGCACCGTGATCGTCTCCACCTTGCCCGAGGTGACCGGCGCGGTCAGCTTCACGTCGATGAAGAGCGGATGCACGAACGCACCGCCGAGTCCGATGTCAAGCACGCCGCTCGTGACCGATGCCGCCGTTGCAACGTCATTGCAAAAAATCAGTTCGTTGTCGATATAAGCCATAATTCTTGTTCCTTTCCTTAGACAATCTTACTTTCCGTGCCGAGAATCGCATCGCAGCGCAGGATCGGAACGCCCCAGAAGTGCGTGATCTTCTTGCCGCCGAACTCATCAATGGAGAGACGCACGTTCGTCTTCTTCGAGGCAAGAATGTCAAGGTACGTCTGCACCTCACGGTTGCCAAAGAACGCCATCGTGCATTTGTCGGGGTTGTCGATCTGGTTGTAGGCACGGATGAGGTTGTCGACAAGTGCATCCGCAGCTGCACCCGCAAACTGCGTCGTGTCGATGTTGGCAACGCGCACAACATAGCGCGGGTCACGTACACAAAGCCCCATATCCCAGTTGTACTGCGACTGATAGCCCCAATACTTGCCGCCGTCCTTGTCGACCATCTGAACGCGCCCGTTATCGCGGTACTTAAAGCCCGCACTCGTCCCCTCGGGGAAAATGCCATAGACGGTATCCTGCCCGTAGCCGACGAGCCAGAGAGAAGTGAGTGCATTCCCCGTACCGCCCGCGTCAATGATCTGGTCTGCCCAGATTTTATCCTGTGCCGTCTTGCTGTAGTAGTACGCAGAGAGCCCCGTAAAGCCCGCAGGGTTGACCTTTTCGTCGCCATAGAAGAAGGTCGTCGCCATCTTCTGATTCATCGCCTCTTGATAGGCAACATTCTCCGAGAGCCGCCACGCGTTGCTGTTGCCGTTAATCTGCATCAGCTTCTCGTCGATCTCCGCAAGTGCCTCCATGCCGCCGCAAGTGAAGGACTCCGTCTTGCTCTTCGACTTGCCGGGCTTCGTCCCCTTGTTGATGATACGCCATGCCACGTCCGGCAGTTCCGCACGGATAAGCGCCGTCTCCATTGTCTTCTCGTTGCACTGCTTGAACGGCATCACGTCAAGAATACGGTTCGTCTTGCTCTGCAGCTCGATAATCTTCTGCTGCGCGAGCTGCCCCTGCGCACCGAAACGCGCTGCCCAATCCTGCAAAGTTACGCAATCACTCATGTTTTATTCCTCCAATTCTTAATACTTGCTGTTCGCAAAAAGAAGATCCGCCGCCGTTGGCTGTGTCGCCGCCTTCCCGTCGGGCGCATTGTCCTCCTTCATGAGGTGACCAATGCGCTGCAAGAATGCCTGTACCGCCGGATGATATGCCGCCCCCGACTCGATCAATGCGTTCATGGCATCACTGCCACCGAACGTGTCCACGGCAATCTTCGCCGCCGCAAGGTTCTCAGGAGTGTTCAGCCCCTTCTTGGCACACTCGCTCATCCACGCATTCTTGATCTCCTCCGCCTGCCGCTGCTGCTCCATCACAATGTCCGCGTGCATCTTGAGCAAACTGTTCGCCTGTTCCTGCGACATCTTTGCTTCCTTTGCGACGGCGGTGAATGCCGCCTTCTGCTCATCCGAGACGGTGAGCCCCTCAGGAAGGTTGAACTCGTAGGTCTCCGGCACAGGCGGCGGCTGAAAGCCGAACGGGTTGTCCTGCACGGGCGGTGTTGCAGGAGGTGCGTCCTGCTGCACGTCGGGCGGGTTGCCCTGCGGTGCTGCGGGCGGTGTTCCCTCTCCTCCCTGCGGGTTAGTATTCGTCGTCTCGTCCATCTTCCGATTCCTCCATTCTTCTCTTCTGCTCGCGGCGCATCTTGTACTCAAGCGCAAGCCCGTCCTCAGATTCGCTTACCGATTCAATGCGGCGAATGTGCCGTAAAATCTCCTCTCCAACGAAGCGGCGACCGCTCGCAAACGCGTCTTCATGCACGTTGCCGCTCGTGTAGTGCTGATCGACACCGCAGAGGGCAAGCACCTCCGATACAAAACGGCGACCGTCGTATTGCCGCATCACGTGTTCCAGTGCAGCGAAATCCATACATCAACCACCTCCCAAAATATTTCCAATCGTATTCTCGTTGATCGGCGTTTCCGAGAGGAGCCGCGCCGCCTCCACACTATCTTTGAGGGGCTTTGCCATCGCTGCCGCCTGCTGCATCTGCTGTTCCTGCTGCATCTGCTGTGCACGCTGCTCGCGCATCTTCTGTACCTCTTGCTCATCGCGCATGATCGTTTCGGGCGTGCCGGACATCTGTGCATGCGCACGGATTGCCGCGTCAAGGTCAAGATTATCCATAACATCGGGCGATGCACCCATAAGGTTTCCTGCAATCGCAAGCGTTTTCTCCATCGCATTTGTCCCGACAGCCTTCTGTGCCTGTGCAAGAAGTGAGATAAATTCTGCCTTGATACTCTCCTCCTGTCCCCTCAGTTCTTCGGGCAGCGGCGGCAAAAGACCGTTGCGATAACAAATTTCAAACGCACGCCGTGTGAGCGGTGCAAGCACCTCGTTGTGCATCTGCTCCAATACAGGAGAGAGCATGAGCAGCTTCTCCTCGTGTCGCTCCGCAACCTCACGCGCCGTCATCTGCGGGTTGTCCTGCTGTGCAAGCATCACAAAGAGATCGTTGTAAAATGCCGCGCCGATCTGCTGCTGCTTGTACTGGATTGTCTGCATGACCTCGCCGCGATCCCCCGTCGCCTCATAGAGCGGGCGAATCCCGTTGATGAGGTTGTCGGGGACGAGCGTTTCTTTGCCTGGAAGACGGTTGACCTTCCCCACAGAGGACGGGACAATCAGCGCAGGGTCAGAGCGATGCTCAAGCAGACGACAGTTGATCTTCTCGATCTTCTGCAGCTGCATACAGTTCCCGAGTGCGTTATGCCCGGGACCGACACCGTAAATCCCATTGGCAACCACCGTCCAACGCGGCATCAGAAACGGGACTTCGTGATAGCCGCTGACCTTCAAAAACACGTCGGTCTGCGTATCCTCGAAATAGTAGGATTTGTATTTGAAGTTCAAAAGCGCATTGGAATCGGGGCGATAGTCGGCATTCTTCTCAATGAGCATTGTCACAGGAAAATAGTCTTTGAGATTCTTTGCACGGTACGCATGACGCACCGCATCACTCACAACATCCTCGCCGAACTCATCCACCATCTGCCACGCGTTGAGTTTGAACCTGCGTGCGAACTGCACAACGCGCCCGCGTGCATCCACATTACCCGCATACTCTCCGCAAGTATAGGGACGCGCCCACACACCCGTATTGAAATCCTCAAGAAGGAGTGCCGCCGCCGTGCCGAACTGCGTAAGCTCCGCCTCGATGTTGAGCAGCATGTTGTAGATGTTGCTCTTGGCATAAATCCCCATGAGTACATCTTGACACTCCTCAAGCCAGAGTTTGACTGTATGATACTCCGCAAGCTCCTTGTCCTGAAGCCCGAGCGCAAACCACGGACGTGACGGCGATGTCAGCCCCGAATGCAGCCCTGCCGCACATTTGCCGCTCGCCTCCATCGGGTACGGGTCAAGCAGACAGTAATCGCGCCGTCTGCCGTCCTGCATCTTGTCCTCGTCGAACCGTCCCCGCATCGGATTGATGTATCTGCTGAGCTGTTTCCATGTCCCCTCGAACTGTGTGCGCTCCGTCATCATCTGTTGGACGATGTTTTTCTTACGGCGAACGATGTCCGCATCGCGCAGCATCTCCTGTATTGCTTTCGGCATCTGTGCCATAGCAATCACTCACCCAACAGAGCCTTTTTGATGCTCCCCATCATATCCGACATGCCGCCGAGCGTCCCACCCGTCTTATCCGTCGACGCACGCCCTTTTGCCTTGGCGAGCTTGTCATGGATGGACTGCCGCTCACCCGCCGTTGCACTGTCAATTGTCGCCGCAGCCGTAGACCCCGGCGCACTGATTTTCGTCGGCGGCGCACTCCCGCCGCCACCGCCGCCCCCGCCGAATCGCTGCAAATCAAACTGCATATTCATTCCTCCTGTCAGAAGGTCACATATCCGCAAACGGATCATATTCTGCTCCTGCGGCATCGTCTCCCATGCCACCCGCAGACGGATTTATATAAACCGGCCGGGCGAACGTCAGGACAAACCCATCGGCAAGATCAGGGCTTTTCCCTGTCCGTTCCTTTAGTTTGTCCTTCGGCTCTAAGAGAATGCGCCCGCTCGGATTGAACTTGTACTCGATTGTCGAAAGCTCCGTCTTGAGCTGTGCATTTTGCGGGATTGCACCGCCTGCCTCAAGCCATGCGCGACACTTAAAATACATCTCCGCACGGATATTGGCATAACGCGCTGCGTCCATCGCCATCTCGCCGAAGTTGACCTCAGACACCTGATAGCGCAGCTGCCGCAGACGGTCAATCACGCCCGCCCCCATTGCCCCTGCATCAATGAAGGTCGCGTGCGGATGATGTTGGTTGATACAGTCAATCACACGGCTTGCAACCTCCATTGTGGAGAGCCCTTGAAACGTGCGCACATCTTTGAGCCACAGCCCTTGACGGATGCACAGCACAGTACGGTCATCGCCGAACCGTGCCACATCCACACCGAGGATCACAGGCTGCCCCTGTACATCCTCGTCTTTCAGCAGTCTCCCCGCCGCCTCCGTGACAAGGTCAATCGGGATGACCACATCAGAGGCAGAGGCTGTGAAGTCACAGAGAAGCTCCTGCCGAATCTCCATGTCCGTCATCTGCGCTTTCATATCGGCGAGTTCTTCGGCGGGAAGCACCCCCGTCTCATCCGCCCTGTAAATGCAGGAATACCAACCCGCCGATTTCTCCGCGTGTTGGTACATCTCATAAAACTGATTCTGTCCCTTCGGCGTTCCGATGAACACCGCCCATCCCTGACGGTCAGAGAGCGCAGGACGAATTACACCGCCCCAGAGTTCGGGCTTTATATCCGCATACTCGTCGAGAATCACCCCGTCGAGATAAATCCCGCGCAGCGCATCGGGATGATCCGCCCCGATGATATAGAGCCTTGCGCCCGGCGAACCACGACACCGCGTAGGAAGCTCGATATAAAGCTCCGATTCATTCACCGTGCGATTCGGAATCGGATTCGTATAGTATTTCAGATACTCCCACGCCACACGCTTCGCCTGATTGCGGAACGGCGCGACATAGGCGTAGACAGGTGCTTTCTTCTCGTTGAGCACCGCCTTTTTTATCATCTCATTCACCGTGCCGACCGTCTTGCCGAAACGGCGGTGACACACGAGCACCGCAAAACGGTTCTTCGAAAGCGCGGGGTGAATCGTGTCGCGCCAGAGCGGACGCGGCGTATATGGTATGACAATCTCACTCATGTGCCGCCCTCCCATCGAAATGTCAAAGGAGCACCATCCGCCCCACTTACCTGCGTCTTATTGATATAGACCCCGTCCATCTTGTTGAGGAGATCCATTGCTTTGAGACGATCTGGCTTTGCCGTCTCCTCATCACGGGCGAATTGCGTGAGTAGTTCGCGCCGTTCGGCGGCATCCATAATCTTGTGCGAATCCATTTCCCTGCGAAGTTCTGCGATACGTTGCTGCACCTTAGCCTTTCTTAGCAATTTGGCGGCACAAACAGCAGCCGTATTGTCTGAACGTACCTTGTATCCCGCGCGTTTGTAGGCTTCGGTGGCATTGCCGCACCGCACAAATTCCACACAAAAATTTTCCATCAGTTGCCGCAATCTGCCACCTCCTCTGCACATTCTTACACAAACAAGCCCCGCGCCTCCTCGATGCGCCGCTTTGCCACCTCGAAATACTTATCCTCGCGCTCGATCCCGATGAACCGCCGCCCCTCCTGCACACAGGCAACACCCGTTGAACCGCTGCCCATAAAGGAGTCAAGAACCGTGTCGCCCTCGTTCGTGTACGTGCGAATCAGCCACGCGAGGAGCGAAACAGGCTTTTGTGTCGGGTGTTCTCCCCGCTCCATTGGAAAATGAATCACAGTGGTCGGATACCTCTCCCCCGTAGCATTGACACGTTCACGCTCTTCCAGTTCGCGGTACATCTCACGCAATGCGGGGCATACAGACCTGTGGTAGGGCTTCCCTTTTGTTTTCTGTGGATGATAGACAGGGGACTTCTGATAGAAAATCTGAATCTTGTCATGAATCCTAAGCGGCTTTTGTTTGGCGTTGAGAAAATCCGATGCCTGATTCTTTTTCCAAATGAGTTCATAACGGTACATTTTGAGATTGGATTGAATGAGCGCCGAGGAGAACGGCTCGCCCGCAAAGATGGCAATACACCCGTTCGGCTTGATCATACGTCGGTACTCCTCCCACATCGGTTCAAACGCCTGCACCTTGTCCCACGCGCAGCACGTCACACCATACGGCGGATCGGTGAGAATCATATCGACACTACCGTCCGCTATCTCCTTCATCCGCTCGAAACAGTCCCCATGAAGCAGGGTAATATCGTCCACACATCCGCCTCCTCTGCAATCAAAAAGGACACCGCCGCAGCTGTGTCCTCCGAGCGTTTCCCGCAGTACCGCGCTCTATCCCCTATAAAATTTATATCTCCTGCCGACGACCTATAAAAAATCGCCAAAACTTACATCTCGCCCCACGAGAAAAGCCGCCTCGATTGAGACGGCCTACCGTGAAGGGATGTAGGAGGTAATTCGCGGCAGCTTGGCTCATCTCCAAACTACCCACAATAGCATTTTAGCACCGAAAAACAGCTTTATGGGACGCGTCTATTTAATTTATTTTGTTCCAGTTTTAGATATGCCTCAACGGTACGATCAACGATGTACCTCCACATATCCTTTAGTACTCGCTCAGATGTGAAGAACTCCGTATTGAGAAACCGCTCCCGTATCGCCTCGCAGTATATCATCTGCGTGCGAACAAGCCACGCCTTACGTCCTCTGCCTGTCTTGTCGCGTGATGCCTTGCGCCGTGCATCGAGGAATATCTTCTTACGCTCCGAAAGCCCGCGCTCTACAAACTCCACCGCCCGCAGCCATGTATAGGCAGGATAGGTCTCGTCAAACTTCACACCGCGCAGAGCCTCCGCCTCCGTCGGATGCCCCGGCAGATTCCCACCACCGCCCTGTACGTTGTTCCCCCGTACATACTCCTCACGCTTTAGGCGATATGTTTTCAGTTCCTCCGTATAGTTCAGCAGCATGAATTCTGCCTGTTTGCGATCCTGTCGTATCTCATCTGCCATCTGCAAGGCTGCATCGTTCTCAAGCAAGGTGATTCCTCCTGTACAATCTTGTCCAATCTTGTCCAATCTTGTCCAATCTTGTCCACACGCACCAAAAGAGCGATACTGCTCCGCTCTTTTCTCTCACTCGACCTTTGCACTCCGCTCGGCAAGTGTGAGTTTTGCCATACGCTCTCCTCCTATACCTGCCGCCCTGTTGCAAGGTCATATTTTTTGACATCCGTGATGTACTCAACAAACTTCGCACATCCGTGCTTATCCGCCCATGCACGAAATGTTTGTGTGAGCATTTCTGACAGATCGTCGATATCCTCTTTCAGAAGATCCATGTTCCAGAAAAAGTCGACCTCTATCCCTTCTGCATCCACATCGTCGTCAATCTTATCAAGTACGGCATTACCGTCTACACGGAACTCAAATACCTCCTGACGCCCGATGTTGACCGTCTCATATCCGTCCCCCTTCTTTTGCGCATCAGCCAACGCCTCTTCTACGCTTGGGAAGTCCGCATCTCCACGCTCCCAATCTTCGCCGAATCCATAAACATACAATTCGTTTGGCATTTTTCACCCTCCTCAAAACGGAATATCCTCGTCCGGCACAACCGCCCCTGGGTACTCATCCGCACGTCCCGCACTGCCGCCCGCCTCGTCCCTTTTACTCATGATCTCCACTCCTTCATCTCGTTTTCCGCGTAGATTTGTTATTCCTCCGGAAATTTCATAAACACCATCCAGATTGTCTTTCCTCTCCGATTCCCGAAGAGCGGCTGTTTAGGAATAATCTTCAAAACGTCCGCCGTGCTGATCTGATCTTCCGACCATTTGAAAATCAACACGCCGTAGGGATGGAGGACGCGCATACACTCCTCGAATCCTCGGCGCAGATCATTCTGCCATGTACTTTCGAGCACACCATACTTGATGCCGAGCCACGAAGTCTTTCCTGCACTGCACAAATGCGGCGGGTCGAATACGACAAGCCGGAAACTCTCGTCAGGAAATGGAATCTCTCGGAAGTCAGCGATCAGATCAGGCTTGACCTCGAATCGTCGGCCATCGCACAACGTTTTGGCAAAGCTACGATTGTCCATGAACACGGTCGCCGGATGCTCCTTGTCGAACCAGAACATCCGAGAGCCGCAGCAAGCGTCAAGAATCTGCTTCATCCCGCTTTTCCTCTTTCTCGTAGCTTAATCCGAGCGCGTCCATGACTTCATCGTTCTTCACGGTGCAAAATGCCATCATCAGACGCATACTCGCGTTGATGATATGCGGCTCGCTCCTGTCTCCCAGACGGTAAAGATTGATGTGACGCATAGCACGGGAAAGGTGTTCGTCCGGCGGAATCGTTTTCCATGTTTCGCCCAGGTGCTTCTTCGCACCCGCTGTCAGTCCGCAGGCTATTGCGTCAACCCACGACGGCGAAATATAGCGGTACTCGTTCCGCTCCTCATCTTGTGGATATTTTTGCTGTTCCATAGTACTCAATCCTCCAACCTCGCAAAACTTCACCGCAACCTTACAACCTCTCACACCCGCAGAAGCCCGCGCCTCATTGCGCTGTACTGTCCGTAACTCAGCCCCATTGCCCGCGCTTCACGTGCCATGTCCGCGATGTGCTGCGGATCGTGCGGCGGTTTCTGCTTCGGTACGGGAATATCTTCCTGTACCACTTTTTTCTCAACAACTCTTGCTCTTGGCGGTTTGTTCCTGTGGTAATCATCCTTTCTACAGGAAGAGCACAGGGTCGCTTGATGTTTCGCGGAAAACACCGCGCCGCAGCGGATACAGCGCCACCTCTTCGCCGCACGGCACGCGGGACAGTTCTTTGCACGAGGGTCACGCGCCTCAAATTCCCCGCCGCACACAAAACACGCTTTCTTCATGTCCGTTCCTCCAAAAGCTCATAGCGTTCCACCTCTGCCGCCGATAACCTGCGGTCATAATACACCGCACCACAGCACCGTCGTCCGTTCACCTCGCACGCCACATATTCCACGCGCACAGGATGCGGCGGTACCGCGCCAATATTGGGCGGACGCAGCGGGCAGTAGTACTTGTACCATGTCTCCATCACACCGCCTCCTTCATCCTTACAAACTCCTCAATGCAGGAGATCAGCCCCTCCTCGCTCACAGGAACGTCCCATTTGCCGTACATCACGTCGATCTCATCCTCGGAGGTGATGACGAGTTCTGCCCCGCTGCTCATTGGCACATACCTCACCCGCGCAAAATATTTGTGCCCGTCATGCTCGAAATGACACTCAAACGCCCCCGTCGCATTGTTCCGCTCCACCTTGTACGCCATCACCGCACCTCCCGAAAGATAATATCCTTCTTGCGCATCATGTGGAGAAACAGCTTCTTGCGCAGGAGATAGTCCCGCGTGCGTACACCCTTGACCTCGATTACCTCAGAATGCCCGTCCGCATACGTCACGAAGAAATCCGCTGTGTAGGTAATCGGCTTCTGATTCTTCCCCGTGTTGTCCACGAACCCCGCAAGGAGCGTGTAGGACGGTTGGAAGTCGATGCGTACGATCTCGCCCGCCTGTTTGCGTGCCAAAAGCTCCAGGTAGTAATCTGCCTCGCGTCTGCTGTCAAACGTACGCCCGCACACCGTTGTTTTCCGCGCGTTGTACTTGTTCGGCTTTTTCCGCTGCGTATGCAGAATCATCTCTCATGCCCCTCAAAATAGAATTTGACGGGTCTGCCTGTGAGCTGAATCAAGCCGTATGCAAGAGCAAGTCGGAAGATAAACAGCTTTTCGAGCCGACCAGCGATAAATCCCAGCTGTTCACGCAAGCCCTCAACGCTCATGGTGGACTTGTAGAAATTGCATGAACGGCACGCGGGGCGATAGTTCGAACGTTCATCTTCCCCGCCGAGGCAGACCGATTGAACATGATCGACCTGCATATCCTTGATGTCAATCTCCCTGCCGCAATAGGCACAGTGCCCGCCGTACATCTCGTATATCTCACGGCGCATATTCTTCGACAAGGATTTCCGTCGCCGTGCCCCTGTGATCTCCTGTTTTTGTTCCCGCATCACATTCCCGATTGCCTCCCGCGCCGTCGGGTCGGGCTTCTTGCAGGGTGTGTATTCGTCCATGACTGCACCTCCTCACATATCAAGCAAGGCATACTCTCTTGCAAACTCATCGCAAGACATCGTTCGCAGCCATTTCCCATATTCATCCCACACTACAAAGCTTCTAGGATATATCTTTTTATCCGGTCCGCCATAAGTATCTGCTTCCTCGTTTGCAATCCACCAGCCATCCACGCCGTGAAATATTTTTGACGATGCAATTGCCTCAAGAAACCACGGGGATATTTGTGTTTTGTCTTTCCCTTTTGTAACTGCCTCAAAAAAATCCTCGCCGTCAAAATAGACAGCCTCTACAAGTCCCGAACGTTGACGATATATTGCCATGTCGCCGCCTCCTCAGTCGATGCCGAAGTACCCGCGCTCACGATTCTTCTCGTTCATGCGCTTCATGAGCCGAACCTGTGTGTCTTTCATTTCTTCACCTTTCTGTGCCATCTCAGCACGCTCCTCTCATGCGATAATCCTCCGCCCGAATGTTCACGGGCACGGTCATCTCGGCGAGACGGCTTTGGATCCGTTTGCCGAATACCTCCCCGATCTTTGTACCGTCGTAATTCGTCGTGATGATCGTCGGCAGCATGTGCTCGTAGCGGTGGTTAATCAGCACATAGACCAGCTCCACTACCCACGGCTTGGGGTTCTCCGCGCCGAGGTCGTCGAGAACCAGGAGCGGCACATTCTTTGCCGTCTCGACGAGAGCCCCTGCCTTTCCGTCCTTGGCGTCAAAGCTCGCCAGCATCTTCGCGATCAGGTCGGGGACTACCACGAACATCCCCGGGATGCCCGCCTCCGCTGTCTCGCGCAGGATCGCCACCGCCAGATGCGTCTTGCCCGTCCCGCAGTTTCCCTTGAGCAGCAGCCCCGGCACTTTGGGATCGCGCTTTACCGCCGCGCAGAACCGCTTGCACAGATCGACCGCTGGCTTGGTCACAGGTGTCTCCCGGAACGTCGCGAAGCTGCGTGAACGGAACCGCTCACCGACACCGCCGTCTCCCATGAGCTTTGCGATGCGCTTCTGCTCCTGCTGCGTCTTGTACTTGGCACAGGGTGCGATGCAAGAAAGGAGTGGGTTACGGAATCTCTCGTCGCGGAACTCTCGCCCGTTGTAGCGGCACTCATGGCATGTGTCCACGGTGTACGGACACGCCGCACACGCGGCCTCGTGCGCTCTTTTGGACTCCTCCGCCTCCGCTGCCATGAGAAGCCCCCTCGCCGTACGGATCGCCGCACGGGGTGCTCCGATCGTCCGTAGAATCTCCTCCCTCCGCGGACGTGCCGCCCAGATCATACGGGCTTCTCTTGACCGTATCTCCGTCAAGGTACGCAGCATACGCGGATTTCTCCGCGCCATCTCCTGCCATGTCGCCTTGAATGATTCCAGTGCCATAGTTTCCACCGCCTTTCTTTCTCGGTGCCTTGAACCCCTCACGCTTCCACCGCTCGAGAACCACTGTGATATAGCGCAGACTCCGCCCGTTGGAGATTGCCGCCTCCTCAACAGCAGACGTTACCCACTGCGCCCCGTACTCATCCGTGAGAGCAACGAGCCGATCCCGCTCGATCTCCCCCGTGATGGGATGGATGTTGTTCTCGAACGCACGCACCACTTCTGCAAGAGCACCGCCTCCCTCGCGCGTACACATTGCAGCAGCAGCACAATCTGTTTTTGTTTGTGTTTCCGTTTTACGTTTATGTTTATATATGCTATCAGTCTTTATATCAGGTTTTATGTCAGTGTTTATATCAGTGTTTATATCAGTGTTTATGTCAATGGTTGACATAAAACTTGATGGAAGACGTTCTGTCACCTGAGATAAATCGATGATCTTGTACTTCGTCGGACTCCTTCGCTTGCCCGGAATGAAGTCGATGAAGCCTTTCTGACGCAGGGAGTTCCGAATCGCTCGGATGGTATTCGGGGAGACTATCCCAGTCTCAATCTGCAATCTCGAATCGGTCGTCTCGAACCACTCCGTCCAACAGCAACGATTGTTCCACCAAAACAGCCTAAGGTAAACATTCACTTCGTTGGAGCTGAGTATTCCAGCGCTCAGATTACTAAATGCGTTGAGCTGCCTAATGTAGTCCATTCCGTCACACCTCTCCTCTCTAGGAAGGGGTGCTTTCTACCCAATCCACAACACCGTCGCGCAACATCTGAATAAGCTCGTCAAATGCCCATATCGCCTCGCTATACACATCTTCCCCATAGTCAACATCACACATAACGGCAAGCTTATTCTCCACCTTTCCAAAAGGAGGATTCACGCACAGAAACATTCGTGACACAAGCTCAAAGCAGCAAGTTTCACCCAGATTCTTCCGATAGACTGCCCAGCCGTTAGCATTTTGTTCTCCCGTCTTCTCAAACCCGTACTCCGTCAGCCGCTCCAAATTATTGACCACAAACAACTCTCTCACCTACCTAATCACAGTATGAAGTGTTGCAATGCGAGCATCCTGTGATAACTTCAGTCACCACCTCCTCATTGGAATATCCGGTGATTTCGTCGTATTCCTCACCGTCATGACAGCTTATGAGCCCGTGTTCCGTCCACTTCCTATATCCTGACCTGCGTTCGATCAACCCAAAACCATCATGTCCATAAAATTGATAGATGTTCCTGCCGCATCGGTAGCACCGCCCATCAGGAGGCGCAAAGTACGGTGCTCCTGTTTCTTTGCAAAATTTCTCTTGTGCTTCGATGCAGTCCTTGATTTCCTGATCGCTCTTTTCATGCAGAACTTTTTTCATTGGATTTCCTCCTGCTTTTCTTCCGCAGACCGTACACATCCGCGATCCGCTCATCAATCTTGACCGGCTCGAGGATGTACCGCCGTAAAAAGTCCTCCTGCCCGATGCTGTGTATCTCCGTGTGATGCTCCCTGCAAAGAGGAAGCGCACGCATCCCGATGTGACATATCTCTTTGCGGTTGCGCCCCATGCCGACCACGCTGCCGTTGCAGTGGTGCAGTTCCGCTTTTCTTCCACACACAGCGCACCGCTTGTTCATCAGACATGCCCACACATAACGTGGGATGTCCTCTGAGAGCTGATACAACGGCTCTCCCACGTCCACGCCGTGAAGCAGACAGAAGTCAATGAGATACGAGATAAACAGCCGTGCGGTCGTCATGTCGCAGTCCGAGAGTGAAAATGTCCTTCTGAACGTTTCCGTCTCACCGATGAACATGAGCTTGAGCATTTCCTTCATGGCTTCCAATGGAGTGTAGCCCCACCATGCGGCGATGTAGGAGATCAACACATAGGCTTTCTTCCGCTGGTCTGCCGATATGTGCCGCTTATCAACAAGCTCCACACCGACAACAGATTGATAGCTCTCCGGCTTTTTCTTGTCATGAGGGAACGGGACAAAGACGGTAATACCATCATCCCGCTCCTCCACGACCTTACCGATAAGAACCATGCTCAGAAGGGAATGTCGTCGTCGCCGTAAAGCGGTGTGCCGTTTGTCACGGTCTCAATGCACTTCTTCTCCGGCACAGGAATCGCCTCAATCCCCTCAATCGGAAGGAGCGCAATGCACTTCGTTGAGGTGCGAATCTGTCCGTTGTAGATGTATTCCTCCTCACGGAACTTGCCGCCAAAGAGTTTGCCGACAAGGCTCTGCTCATCCCAGTTCCACACATAGCCGGGATTGGATTTCTCGATATTCTCGAGCATCCCCTTGAAGCGTCCCTGCTGCTGTCCTTCGGTGAGCTGGTAGTACATGCCGCCCCATTTCGCGTCAGCATTCCCCGCCTTGCGTCCCTCGTACTGCTTGCGGTAGTAGCCCGCATACTTGCCGCTCTCGATGTCAAAGGCAATCGTCAGCATCGCCGCTTTGCTCTTTGACTCCCCCTTTTGCACCTTCACGATGCGGCACTCATAGCCGCCCGGCGGCAAAGGAATGTATTCCCCTGTGATTGCGGGTGTCGTGTCCCAGTCACTTGGTTTCTGCATCATGTCAATCGTCCTCCTGTTTCATCCTTGCCGATGTTCCCATTCAGCATCTTTCTCAACAAGCGTCTGCATCAGCTTAAACACCTTGTCCTTGTGACGGGGTGTCATAATTTCAAAGCCGTCTGCATTCTCCTCAAACCCGCATACATATTTCGGAAATGCAGGTTGAAATGTTTTCGTCTGCGGATTTAGACGTACCCACGGTCGAATACGAAAGCGCCATTTCAGGGCATCATATCCAATTTTCTTGAACAACCGTTTTTGCGCCTCTACCTCATTCGCGGCAATAATGCTTGGAAACTGCCACGCCCGCTGAGCAGAGTTCCAAATACGATAAATGATGCGCTTAGGACGCTTTGACTTCCGTTTCGCCATCATCGTCCTCCTCATACTTCTTCAGTGCCGCGATGACCGCAGCCATGTCATTTGGAATCTCCTTTTCGAAACAATCCATCGGACTTTTCGCCGTGGAGTGGTCTGCCTGTGTCACAAAGACGTGACGCCCATCCAGAGCCTTTGCCCAGAGCACCGTCGTGAATTTGGATTCAAGCACAATCTTGTCGAGCTTACGCCCGCCTGTCTTGACGTGTGTCCACTGGTAGCCGCTCTCGTCATGTTCCGTGAGCGAGTGAGCGATAAAGACGACGGTCAAATCCTCGCGCAAGAGGTGCGCATCCGATACGATGTTCCACACGCATTGCGCAAGGTCGACGAACTTATCGAATCCGCGTTCCTTCGCTCTGCGCATCTCATCATCCACCATGATTGTGGTAAGCCCATCAATAACGAGCGTGTCGAACTTATCTGCCCATTCTCCCTGCATCTTCTGATAGATAGCTTCGATGGTCGGGACGCTTGAGGTCTGCGTGTAGTTCTTCTTTGCACCGTTGTACTGCTTCTTCCAGCCCTTCCACGAGAGCCCCTTACGATCAGCGTCAACGATAAAGGTGCGCTCGGGGTCGAGCGTGCGGAGCGATGTTGTTTTACCGCTCCCGCTCTCCCCATATACAAGAATTGCTCTGCTCATTTCGCCACCTCCACATAGAAACTCGGCGCACCCTGTACGGCCTTCATGCCCGGGATAACCTCGCCGTACTCCGTCACAACCTGCCCATCCTTCGTCACGTGAAGCGTCTTTTTGAAGTCGCCCCAGCGTACCGATTCCTCGACCTTAATGAAGGAAGCGTGATCTTCCTTAACGAATGCGAGAAGCTTCGGATGTGTCGCTGTCACCTTATCCTCACCGATCATGTACGACGTACTTCCCGCACGGAAGCCGATGCGCCCCGACGGCAACTTTACGGACTTCTTTTTCCCGTCCGCGACTTTCTCCTGCGCCCACGGCTCAAGCAAGCTTTTGAGATATGCGTCGCTCCCGTCAAGCTCTGCAAGCGCATCCGCCCGCCACTTCTCATAGCGTTCGGTCATCTGCTTGTACTGCTCTTCGATGAGTGCCCGCGCCTTTGCGTTCTCCTCGATCTTTTCGAGACACCACTCCGCACTTGCCTCATCCGTCACCGCAAAGCCTTCCTTCTCCGCCCCGTATGCTGCAATCCGCTCACTCATGATGCCAACACCGCCTTTCGGAAGATGTTGAAATGCCGTCGATGCGATTGTGTGTGTTCCTCGACCTTGCACCGCCCCGTCTTGTACTTGTTGTAGTGCAGCATGGAGTCAATCGTCACAAGCGAATCTCCTGAAAAACTATCCTTGTCGACGTACGTCAGCTCAAAGTACGCCGTACCCTTGTGTCGACGCATCTCCGCCGAAAGCAACGTGAGCCGCCCGAATGCTTCCTCAAGCTCCACAAGGGCTTTCAGCCCCTCGGGAAGCCGCTTTGGAATCTTCATCGCTACTCCCCCTCATCCATCTCACAGGACGTGACGGTAAAACCGTACTCATCGTAATCCTTGAGCAGATCACTGCGATCCATGTCTGCGATGATCCGATCCGCCTCATCCTCACAGGAGGCAACCACCTCGATTGCCCCCTCAAGGTTGAACATCATCTTGTAACGCTTCTTCATTTGCGTTTCCTCCTCATCCGTGATATACTCACGGTGAACTGTTATTTCTCTGCGCTCAGAGCGGTGCCAGCCGCTCCGGGTGCTTTTTCTTTTGCACCGAAATTCCACAGTGGAATCATAAAACTCTCATCAGGTAAGCACGCTTCTCTGATACGGGCAGAGAAGATGAGCACTGCGTCAATCAAACGCAGGAGCTTCTTATCGGATTGCTCTGCCGCACCAGCGATTGTCTTTGCCGCAGCGGTGACAACGTCATCCAAGCTCCCACATGTAAAGATGGAAGAATCGCCGCTGTTCACCCTTTTCGCAAAAATAAGAACCTCGTCAGATTCAATAGTCTTCGCCGCCCTATCAAACTCCTCTTTCGTCATTTCGTCACCTCCTTCACCCAATACGTCACCTTGATCTTATCGCCGGGGTAAATCTCCCCCTTGCGGTCGAGGAGCCACGGGTTCAGCTCCTCCATGCCCGCCTTGTACTCGAGGATGTAACGCTTCGTCCCCGTATTCTTGGCGACGTACTCCTCGGCGATGCCCCAGAGGGTATCACCCGGACGCACCGTATAGACCTCCTCAACGAGGACGGCGTTCACGCCGTCGTCCCACGGATTCACAGCGCCCGAGCAGAGCGCAGCCGCTGCCATGAACGCGCCGCCGATCAGCATCGGCTTCCAGAACTCACGCATGATTGACCTCCTTTCTCTCCTTCAGCTTCCCCGTGTAACAGGGGAGGCTGTGCATATACTCCACCACCCACGAATATAGGACTTTCCGCTGATTGCTGCTCGGGTCAAGAAGTACATAAACCAGATCGCCCCGGTCCATCCGTGTCTGCACGGTACGCGACGAACACCCGAGCAGATCGGCGACCTCGCCGACACTGAGCAGTCGTTCGAGCGGATTCTCCGCAGGTTTCGGCGGCAGTGCCACCACCTTTGGCAGACGCTCGACAATCCGCTGCTCCAACGCATCAACCTTCTCCGTCAGCTTCTCATCCGCGATCCTGTCAAAGCCCACCATGAGCCCCGCGACGAAAGCATCCGCCGCCGCATCCGTCGCTGTCTTTCCCATGACCTCACCTCCCATCTATGAGGAAACGTCCCGCCCTATTTGCAACCTACCATGATTCGCCTCATATCGGCGGGACGCGACCTGCCATCATCAGCGCAGGGAGGTCATTCCCTGCGGACGCCCAGAAGGGCGTTTCGGCTGTGTTGTTGCCCTCCTCACCGCCGTGGTATAATCAGTACAGAAAGGAGGTATTACCATGAGCAATGTCCGAATTACATTGACACCGAACCCCGGACTGTCAAAAGACGAGATATTGAAAATCCTCGCATCCTATGACACCATTACCCCAGAGGCAATCGCAGACGTTATTTTGACGAATAACGAGCGGATTGCTTTGCGTGTCAACACCTGTATGCAAAGCATCAATCCCTAAGCCTTACAGGTAACAACAAATGTGTGGGCTATCTTGCCCGTCTGAGCATCCTGAACCTCAATCAGGATGCTCATATTCTTTTCCGCATCCAGTGTGCGCCTCATATTGAGACCTGCGCCGAGCGTAAAAACTTCTTCGATTGCACCATCCACAAGGATTGCGACCGATCCTTTCAGCTCGTTCCCCCCGTGGCTCTCCGACTGGAAAATTGTTTTCATCCCCTCACCTCCTTTGCCTCGTTGAGAGATGTTTTGTTCGAGTACTTACGTTTACGCAAGTTCCTCTGCAAAAAAAATTTTGTCGGCATCAATAACAGAAAGTCCAAGAATCTTTTTGAGTCTCTGAACTTCATCGCGCGTAAAATCGCTTTCTCCGCTCATTTTCCGCGTAAGCGTTGCAGGATTTATCTTAAGCATTGTAGATATAGTCCCCAGAGTCATATTCTTACGCGTAACATAATACAGAAACAACGCCTTATCAAACATATTATCCCCCTCTCCATTCTTGCGTTTTCGTAAGTAGTATATCATCATTTTCAAAAGCACGCAATACGTTTTCGCAAGTTTTGTTATGATTTTTATAAAACATATTGCAAATACGCAAGATAGAAACTATAATATTATTGAGGTGGCAACATATGAGCGTGAAAGATTTAATCAAAGAAAAGCGGATACGTCTCGGAATGACGATGAAAGAAGTTGCAGATAAAGTAGGTGTAAGCGAAGCCACTATATCCCGTTGGGAAAGTGGCGAAATATCAAATATGAGGAGAGGCGCTATATCTGCTCTCGCAAAAGCCCTCAACATTTCTCCAAATGAAATCATGGAGTGGGAAGCACCAGCATCACATCAATCACACCGAAAAAAAGGGGTCCGAATCCCCGTGCTCGGCTACGTTGTTGCGGGCATCCCTATTGAGGCAATCGAAGACATTATCGACTATGAGGAGATTGATGAAGAACTTGCTCGCACAGGAGACTTTTTTGCGTTACAAGTGCGCGGCGAATCAATGGAGCCCGTCTTATATGAAGACGATGTTGTTATCATCCGCAAACAGCCAACTGCTGACACAGGAGATATAGCAATCGTGCTGATTAACGGCGACGAGGCGACAATAAAGAAGATCAAACGCGAGCGTGACGGGGTTATGTTAATCGGCTATAACACCGCTGTCTACGAACCTCACTTTTACAGCAACGAGGAGATAGAAAATCTTCCCGTGCAGATTCTCGGTAAGGTTATAGAGCTACGAAGGAAGCTATAAAGTTTCAATTTTTTACATTGGTGTAGGGAGATTATTATATGGCAGAAATTTTCTTCATCCTATGTGTAGCGTTATTAATTATATTGGCTTGGGTTGTACGGCATTACAGAAAAGCGACAAGGTATATAACGGATGCCGACGACTAT